AGAATAATTAGGTTTATTATGGCTGCTAAAGCTGGAGATCAACACCATACCAGACTTCGGCAAATTGAAGATCAGAGAAAGTTTATTTCTTTTCTTAAGCAGGGCATCGATATGGATTCCGCCCTTGCTGCTGTGGGGAAGAAGAAGACCAGCCTAAGAACTTGGCTCCTAGATGGGGAATTCGCGGCGCAGGTCGAGGAAGCTTCCAACTTTGGGTCAGATGCCATTGCCGCCTCGCTAGGCGAGAATAAACATAAAATTGATTTTGCCACGTTCTCCAGAGAGTTCTTGAACACCGAGGTATTCCCTCATCAGCAAAACTGGATTGACGTTCTTGAGGGTCACGACCCGACGTGGCAACACCCTTCCATGACCTATGAGCCAGGTAACCGCCGTAGGCTTTTGATTAACGTGCCACCTGAACACGCCAAATCAACCACAATGACGGTTAACTATGCAATGTACAAAATTGCCCTTAACCCCAATATCCGCATTGTTATCATTTCTCAGACCCAGACCCGTGCCAAGGAGTTCTTATACTCCCTGAAGCAGCGCATGACTGAAGAGCCATGGCTTAAGATGCAACAGGTGTATGGACCCCCAGGGGGCTACAAGGAGACGGCAGACCAATGGACTGCAGACAGAATTTATCTCGAACGCGAATCAGGAGAGAAGGACCCGACGGTTCAAGCTCTTGGTATTGGACAACAGATCTACGGTACTCGTGCGGATCTAATCATCATGGACGATATTGTCTCAACGACAAACGCGCACGAATGGGAGAAGCAGCTCAACTGGTTGCAGAAGATGGTAGTTACCCGTGTGGGTTCGACTGGGACGCTGCTGATTGCAGGGACTAGAGTTTCTTCAATAGATCTATATAAAGAAATTAGGAATCCAGAGCACTGGACTGGCGGTAAGTCACCTTTCACTTACCTAGCCATGCCAGCTGTACTTGAGTTTGACGATAAGCCTGAGAAGTGGAAGACACTCTGGGCTAGGTCTGATAGACCGCTGGATGGGGCTGACGAGTTTGATGATCCAGAATTGCTTACACCCGATGAAAACGGGCACTTTGTAAAGTGGGACGGTAGGCGACTGTTTGACCGTCGTAGCGAGGTTAGCCCCTCCACGTGGGCACTTGTTTATCAGCAGCAAGATGTTGAGGAAGATGCAATATTTCCACTTCCTGTTGTGAACGGTTCAATTAACCGAATGCGTAAGGCTGGTAAACTAAACTTTAATGCGCCTGGACACCCTAAGCCAGAGGGTTCTTGGTTTATTATCATGGGACTTGACCCTGCCATGTCTGGCAAAACCGCTATGGTTGTCTATGCAATTAACCGAGAGACCAACAAGCGATACGTACTTGATGTGCATAACATGGCTGAATCTACGCCACAGAAAATTGATAGCTTAATCAAGGAATGGGTAGAGGAATACAAACCCCAAGAGTTGCGCATTGAAATCAACGCTTACCAAAAAGCTTTCTCTCTTGATAACGAGCTAAGAATGTGGCTTGCCAGCCGTGGTACGGCACTGCGCGAACACTTTACCAGCAAGAACAAATGGGATGTTAACTTCGGTGTAGCTGCCATGTCATCCTTGTTTGGTAGTATGCGTGATGGAAAGTACAATCGGGATAACCTTATTGAGCTTCCCGATAACTCTAATGAGCATGTTAAGGCTTTGGTTAACCAGTTAATTACTTGGAAAGCTGATACTAAAGGACCAACTGACTGTGTCATGGCACTGTGGTTCTGTGAGATTAGAGCAAAAGAATTAATTCAACAAAGTAATTTCAGAACGGCTCATGCAAATAACAAGTGGGCAACAAGAAGAAACGTTGCTATGCAAGGTGTTGTAAACCTTGACGAAATGGCAATGGAAACATTGTCAGGTCTATACTAGGAAATTAAATGGCATTATCAACTGAGCAAGTTACCCACAAGGTATTGGCTCTTACACGTCGTTACGCAGAGCGTGACTACCGAATGGCAGATATCACTGCTGTCCGCCGTGGCAACATGGAGTCCGTGTACCCAGATATGTTCCCAGAGGGCATGTCTCGTCCGATGATTGCCAACTTTGTTGATGTTGCTGCTCGTGACATTGCTGAAGTCCTTGCTCCACTTCCTTCGTTTAACTGTTCAACGCCAAGTATCAACTCTGATAAGGCAAAGAAGTTCTCTGATAAAAGAACCATTATTGCTAACAACTATGTTGAATTTTCTAGCCTTCAGACCCAGATGTATACAGGTGCTGACTGGTACTTAACCTATGGTTTCTTGCCAATTTTTGTTGACGCTAACTTTGACGCAAAGATGCCACACATCCGCATTGAGAATCCAATGGGTTCTTACCCAGAGTTTGATCGCTTTGGTCGCTGTGTATCATTTACCAAGAAGTACATTAAAACAATTCGTGAATTAATTGTTGACTTTCCTGAATACGAAAGTGTAATTGTTGGAAATCTTGGTCGCGACATGACCGACTATGACACCAACATGGAACTAATGCGTTATGAAGATGCTGATCAAGTAGTCCTGTTCTTACCTCAGCGCAGTAACCTAGTTCTTCGTAAGGCTAAAAATCCAATTGGAATGCTTTCAGTTGTAGTTGCTCGTCGTCCAGGACTTGATCTAGATGACCCACGCGGTCAATTTGATGACGTACTATGGGCACAGATTGCCCGTGCTCGCTTTAGCATGTTGGCTATGGAAGCTGCAGAAAAATCTGTACAAGCTCCATTGGTTCTACCTAATGACGTATCTGAATTTGCTTTTGGTCCTGATTCTGTTATCCGCACAAACAACCCTGCTGGTGTTCGTCGCGTAGCTCTTGAGTTGCCTACTGGTGCGTTTACTGAACAGCAACTACTTGAGCAAGAAATGCGAATGGGTGCTCGTTACCCAGAGGGAAGATCAGGTAACATTGATGCGTCTATTATTACAGGTTCTGGAGTTCAAGCACTTCTTGGTGGCTTTGATTCGCAGATAAAAGCTGGTCAGCAAATTCTTGCTGAAACATTCCAGAAGGTTATGGAACTTTGCTTCCACATTGACCAGACTCTATTTGATGAAGATAAGACTATGGCTGGCATCTACCAAGGTGCACCATACGAAATTGGTTACAAACCTTCTAAAGATATTAAGAGTGACTACACCATTCAGGTTCGTTATGGTGTTATGGCTGGACTTGATCCGTCACGTGCGCTTATCTTCTCACTACAGGCTTTACAAGCTGGTTTGCTATCCCGTGAGTTTGTAATGAGCGAACTACCTTGGAGCATGAATGTTGGTCTTGAAAAGGATCGCATTGACATTGAGCGAATGCGAGATGCTCTTTCTGGATCTATCGGAGCATTAACTCAAGCTATTCCGCAGATGGCTTCTAATGGAGCAGATCCTTCAGATATCATTGAAAAGATTGCTACGGTAATTGACATGAAGAAGAAGGGCACTTCTATTGAAGATGCCGTTATGAAAATCTTTAAGAAAGAAGAAGGCGAAGTAGAAGAAGCCCCAGGAATGCCTGAACAACCAGAGCAGCCTATGGCTCCTGAAGGAATGCAACAGGGTGCTCCAATGCCTGCAGCCGAACAGCAAGCAGGACCTCCACCAGATGTTGCTAGTATTCTAGCTCGTCTGCGTGGCGGAGCATGACGGACGAAGAACGTTTAGCTTTATTTAGAAGCAAGTTAAAAGATCTACTTGATGAGTATGGTCATACATTTCATAAAGACGGTGCATTTTGTACCACATATTTTGTTACCGCAGAATTTTTTGATGGTGACGGTCAGTACTGGGCAAGCACAATATTTGATGATAAGTCACCAATATGGCATGTAACTGGATTAATCCAACATGCATTAGAAAATGACTTTATCGAAGAAGAAGAAGAGGATTAGTTATGGCACAGCAAGGTGGTAAGCGACCAGTTCGTACCAATAGTCAAGCTAAGCCAGTTTCTGGACCAGGTGCTTTGTCACAGCGCACTGATATGATGACTGCAAGCGATCCAAATGTTTATGGTGATCGCAAAGCTACAGAAGAGTTAATGTCTGGTGCTCCTATGGCTAGACAGCAACAGGTATCTAAGCCAAGCATTACCGATCTTTTTGCTCCAACTCAACGTCCTAACGAACCAGTTACTGCTGGTAATCCACTAGGCGAAGGTCCAGGACCAGAAGCTCTTAATCTTCCTGCTCGCACATTTAATCCAACTCAAATTCTTTCACGTCTAGCTGAGTCAGATCCTTCTGGTGAAATCGACATGATCTTACAGGAACTAAACAGTAAAGGTATTGTTTAGTGACAGTTCAACCAATGGGTGGAATACCTGAGGAAACTCCAGGTTTACTTCCATCAATGACTCCTTTGCCACAAATGCAAAGTATTTTTGATAAAACACAAAGTGATCCGTCTACTGCTGCTGTTCGTAAATTAGATGCAACTGTTGCGCGTGTATCTCCTGCTCTTTATGCTGCAGGATCACGAGCTGCATTAACTCGTGAAGAAAAAAACTTAATTGAAAACTGGGCTAAGGTTCGTGACACCCATAAACAATTAATGAAAATGGATAACAAGCAAGCTGGTGAATCTTACAATAAATTAGAACCAGGCTTTCAAGAAGCTTTAAAAACATATTACAAAACAGACTATGCAAATAAGTCTGAAGGTGGCGAATTAATCCAAAACG